TCTTCCTCATTCTTCTGTGTTTGTTGTTCTTGATTTACTTCATCCTTACAATACTCATAAAGAATTCTTGCTGCTTCCTTTGCTTGGTTGAAAGTCTCACACTTACCAATCAACTCAACAATCTTAGTCTCAGCATCTGTAAAAGGAACATCAAGGAACGTACCCACCTTATAATATAGGTTAACCCTATCAGCAAGATTAAGTTTATCCATATCTTCATCCTTCACCTCAAAGAAATCTTTCTCATGCAACTCATGATATCCTCTATAGAAAGTCTTAGCAATACCAAGATACTTTCTCTTCATCAACTTCTCTATTCTTACATCTTCTACTACATTTAAAAACTGTGCAGGTACTTCTACACCCATCTCTTCATCAGGTGTAAAGAGTGCATGTCCTACCTCATGACCAACCAACATATCATATACATGATTACTTGCCTTTTCCCACATAGGAAGAAGCAACTCTCTAGTATGCACATTGAACTGTGCTGTAGGGACATCTTTATGCTCTACCACCAAGTCTTCAGTAGCAAGCAGTTTAGCTAGTTGTGATTTAATTTCTTGTTGAACTGCCATGTAACTTTTCTTTTGATATACCTATCATACTAAAAAACCCACCTTTTGGGTGGGTGAGTAGACGCTTTATCAACTGTCCACGCCTTTCCTTTGCTTGGCGTAGTGCCTGTGGTTTAAGTTTTCTCTTGGGTGGTTTCCCTGAGTTATGTTGCCAGTTGGGTACTGTCATGACCTTTAAGATGATCCACAATATTTATTGTAGGATACCATCCCAACTCAGTCAACTGCCTTATGTCAGCACACAAACTGTCTGGTTCACCAGGTGTGTCCTCCTTAATAGGTAGATCTCTACCCATTGCCTTTGCTATGTCCATCACAGGAATTGCTTCTCCAAACCCAATATCCAGATGTCCTGTAAAATGACTAGGAATTAAAGTTAGGATTGCTGTGCATATATCATGAACATGTACATAGTCTCTCTTATGTCTTGTAATATACTTAGCAGTATTCTCCTGAAGCATCCTGTATAACATATCAGGTCTGCTATTCTCCTCTGCCCATACATTAAAGAATCTCATACCCACACTATCACGTGGTGCTTGTATCTCATTCACCTTCTTTGTTATAGCATAAGGATTCTGCCACCACCCATGAGCACCAGCAGAACTAGCATACAATAATCTGACATCACACTCTTTACAGTAATCAAAAATAGGTTGAGACTTGACTACATTATTCTCCCAGAATCTATCAGGGTCTTCAAAACTTTCCCTCAGAGCAGCAAAAGCAGCAAGATGAATTACTACATCATATATCTCACCTGTATTAAAATCTCCTATATCATCAGGAAAATCTATACCATTCAATTCTACATCTACACCACTCTCCTCTATCATTTTCCATAGATAACTTCCTATGAATCCTTTATGTCCAGTGATTAATATCTTCATGAGTTAAACCATATATTTTTTTGTACTCTATCTCCTATCTCAGGAAGAAGGAGAACAGCATTTTTAAATTTATTTAATTCTGTTTTTAATTCAGCTACTTCTCTTTTAAGTATCCATACCTCTTCTTGAGTATTCATGATCCCAACCTACTAAATCCTTTTATCTTTTCAAATTTTAGCACATTACCAAACCTATCGTCCATACCTGTCTTATGTGATATCACAAATACATTTGCATCCTTGATAACAAACCTAATAATTTTAAGAAACTCTTCTGTCCCAAAACCATCAAGAGAACTATCAAACACCTCATCCATAATCAATAGATTAGTATTGACTGAATTCTTATATCTAGCAACCTCCCTCCATGTGAAAAGAAGTGCTAAGTCTATTCTCATCTTCTCTCCTTCAGAGAATGAAGCATAAGAGAAGTTATCATGAATAGGGGACTGTACGGTTTCATTAAACTCTTCATCAAGAGTAAAATTAATATAGAAGTCCATCATCTGCAGATATCTATTGACCTGCTGATTGATTAATGGAAGATACTTCTTGATGATTTTAGATTTAACTCCACCGTCTTTAAGCAAACTATATGAAAAATCATGATAGTTTATAGTGTCCTTCTTAGAGGCTAATGCCTCATATGTTTGTCCTAAATTGTCTTTGAATGATTCTAAGTTCTCATGCTCAGTATTTCTGTTTGCAAGTTGCTCGGTAAGTTTCTGAATTTCAGATTCCAGATCTCTGATTTGTCGTTGACACCCAGAGATATGAGTATTGTTTTTAGAAATGCCATGCGTTAATGTAGTAATCTCCTTTGATAGTTTTGTAAAGTGATGCTCTCGCTCCTCCTCTTTTTTAATTGCCTCCTCTAGTTCTTGATAACCAGATTGCAACTCCTTTATCTTATCTTGAGCATCACCAATGTTATTTAACCTAATCAATTCTTCAATCTCCTGCTTACAGGTAGGGCAAACAGTATTCTCTTCAAAAAACTTATGCTTCTTAGTAATGGTTGCTACCTTATTAGATAGAGTTCCTTTTATAGTACCAAGCTTACGTAGTTTTTCTGTAGCACCTGTTACCTTCTCTTGTTCCTTTGTCAGGTCATGAACACTGTTTTCTAGGTCTTCATTTATTTTAACATAGTTATCAGATTCTCCAAATAGATTGTTAATTTTAGTATTATTTTCTTGTATCCTATTCTTACCTTGCTGTTCCAACTCAGTTATAAACTCAGTCTGCATCTTAACTTTATCATTCAGAGATTCTTTCTTTAATTCTAATGTTCTAATCTCTTCTCTAAGACCACGCATCTTATCTTTAATCAAACTATTCATAGAAGAGAATATTTTAATATCCAAAAGATCTTCTATAACATCCCTTCTATTAGTAGCAGTCAATTGCATGAAAGGAACAAAACTACTACTACCTAGAATTACAATCTGAGTAAAAGACTTATAGTTCATCTTAATTACATTTTGCTCTAACCATTTCTGCTGATCATTAACTGCAGAAAATTGATCCATACAAATACCATTTCTATGAATCTCAAACAGATTTGGTTTAATTCCTCTTACTACCTTCCATTGAGTTTCTGCAATAGAAAACTCTACCTCAACTCTACAATCCTTTTCATTAACTGTATTGATAAGTTGTCCCTTACTAATCTTCCTAAATGGTTTATTGAATAGACTAAAGGTTAGAGCATCTAATACAGTGCTCTTACCTGCACCATTTGTACCAACAATCAAAGTTGTTGAATTGCTATCAAGTTCAATTTCAGTATATTGATTACCAGTGGAAAGAAAATTTTTCCAACGTATCTTCTCAAATAAAATCATTTTCTATTAGTGGTGGAATAACAATGTCATTTTTGGTAATAATTGAATACCTATAATCATGTAGTTCACATGTTTTGATGACTACTTTACCATCAACTTCTATCACATGCATTTCTGGATAGTCTTGATCTTCTAGTAGAAGGGCGTACCTAATGGCATCATCCTCATCCTCAAAAAGATAAAGAACTTGTTCTCCATCTTCAGCAGTTACAGAGTATGCTCCCTCAGTTTCCTTTCCATCTACTGTGAGAATAAACATCAAACCAACTCACATGCTTCTTGATAAACCTCTTGTAAGAATTTTTGAACTCTTGATTTATCAATGTCTATCTCTGACTCCTCAATATACCTATTAAGGATAGAGAGGGTATCTTCAGATTCAAACGCTTCAAACTCTGCTGAATCATGCAGAGCAAAATTTTCTACTATTTTAAGTTCTGCTACATTAGCATTATACACCTTATCAATAAACTTTTCAAATTGTACCTGGTCATTCTTATGTCTAACAACTATCTTTACTATCTTATTTTCTAACTCTCTTGCATCAAATAATTGGTGATCATTGTCATTATAATAAATGATATGATGAAGTCTATATGGATTATTGACTGGAGTATGTTCTAGTGTCTCTGTATCAAATAAATGAAATCCTCTATTAACATCATTTACATCATTCCAAAACATCTCATATGGATTACCCAAATAATAAATGTTATCTTGATTTGATCTGCAATGATAGTGTCCAGAGAATGTCTTTTTAAATTTCTTAAATATATCCTTCTCCATTCCATGTTCCATCATATGACCTGGTGTTGCTCTAAATCCATTCAACTCAAGATGTCCCATACAAATAGGAGATCTTGACTTATTAATCAGTGCTACACTCATCTCCTTATTATCACTGTTAATCCAAGGAACAAGAGTAATATTACAATCACCTACCATTATAGATGATACTTCAGAATATACTTTTATATTATCATACTCACGTAGTAGTAAATCAACTGCATTTACATCATTAGTATTTTTATAATATGCTGTATGATTGCCTACTATAGTATGGACAGTGATGCCCATCTCTTGCAATCTATCAAAATAATTTTTCTTTGCCCATTTTAATGCACCAAAATCTATTGACTTTCTTGTATCAAAAGTATCACCCATGTCAATAACCGTAGTGATACCTTCTTTCTCTAATGTAGGAAAGAAAATATCATTATAGAACTTTAGGAAATAATCATGAAAAAGTTTAGAATTTTTTCTTGCTCCAAAGTGCTGGTCTGTAATTATTGCTGCCTTCATTAATTACGTAACTTAGAATGAACCGCATCCTTGATTTGATTATACTCGCTATAGTTTCCATCGTCAAGGGTATCTCTTTCAAATACCTGTTCATATCCTGTCTTCTCCAATATTTTATTCTTAATCTCCAATTGCTTCTTCTCCTTCTGTATTCTACGTAAGAACGCGTAGTGAATAATTTGTGTGAAATAAGCAAATGG